GCGGATGTGAGAAACGCTATGGTATTAATTCTTTGGTAAAAGAACATAATGATGCTAATTATTTGATAAAAACCAATATGAATTCAAATTATCATTATAATGCGTATGGTTACACATTTTTGCCGGGTGTTTGTTGTAAAGTCGTAGATGTGAAAGATGGTCAAAATGTGTTTTGTACTACAAAATATTCGGCACTTGTACCCATGATGAACAAGTCGTTTTGTTTAAATCATATTAGAGCTGAAGTAAAACAATATAATAATGAGAAGAAACTTCTAGAGAAAGCTCAAATGAAAGAACAGAAACTTCTAGAGAAGCAGAAAGAAAAGGTTCAAATGAAAGAACAGAAACTTTTAGAGAAGCAGGAAAAGAAGGAACAAAAGCAGAAAGAAAAGAAGAATACTATTATTAAACAGAATATTCAAATAGGTGAATTTTCTCCAAATACAAATACAACATGTTGTTCAATTTTGAAATCGGGAGCCAAAAAAGGACAACAATGTGGCGCCAAAGGAAAATATAATGGGTTATGTGCTAGGCATATACCACTCAATAAAGAAACAAAGACAGAAGAAACAAAGACAGAAGAAACAAATACCGATATATAATATTCAAAATAAACGATATTAAAATAACACGATTAATTAAATTAGAATATAACATGGAACAAAAATTAGAAGAAGAACCTCAAAAAAAAACTACAAAGGAAGAACTTATCAATAATATCCGCGAATGGATAAAAATCGATACCGATGTAGCTGCTTTAAAGAATGAAATAAAGAATAAACTGTCTCATAAAAAGACACTGACTGATAATTTAGTAAAGGTTATGAAGACAAATGCGATTGATTGTTTTGATATAAATGGCGGCTCATTGGTTTATAATAAGAAGAAAACTAAAAAGAGTTTGTCGGGAAAATATTTGTTACAACAATTAGAGAAATATTATAAGGACCAGCCTGAAACGGCAAAGGAAGTAACAGAGCACTTATTGAGCAATCGAGAAGAAACTATTAAGGAGGATATTCGACGCAAAATTAATAAATAAACTCTTTAAAAGCAAAACAATTTAAACAATATATTTGTATAACTTGTATAACAATTATACAAATATGGATAATTCATTAGAGACAGAACAATTAGAAACAGAACAATTAGAGACAGCAGATAAATATACATATTTAATTCGGAACCAGGTTACACAGGATTTACTTATGGATGATATTATGGGGTCAACAATACAGATTCTTTGTTATCATGTAACCAAGACCGCTGGGAAATATCCGTTCATTCAGATAATGATGGAGAAGAAACACAATATTTTTCCAAATGTAGAACAATTTGTATTGCCAGTTGTAACTTTGTCGTTAGACATAAAAACATTTTTGTCACAATTGGTCTTACAACGAGTAACAAGTGGGTTGGAAGAATTAGGTTGTAACCCATCCATATTGAACACAAGTGACGCGTTTGTGGGACTACTAAATGTAAATGGTAAAAATTATGCTTTGGTAGATATTAGCACAGTCGACATATATCGTATAGGCGTTAGTCGATTAAATAACACATGGTTTGCCTTACCGACTGAAATAATGAACACTCAATCCATATGTAATATACCCATTGATGAAGAGGTTACACAATTGTTTTCAATAATGCCCGAATTGGGAATGTTACATAACCCATTATCAAATAGTGCGTATCCATTACCTGATGCGGTGTATACTGGTTCATATTTAAAAGAAGTAAAATTTAGTTCTGTGTTTGGAATGCCGAAACGTCAAATATATAGTTCATGTGGCGAATATTTTTATTTTAATAGAATATTTGAGGACGCAGTTAGAGAAGGTGGATGGTCTAAATCTTTACAAATGAAAAACTCTTTAATACAAGATCTTATAGACAGTAAAAGTCAATATGGTAAATATATTAGTGGCGGAATAAATCGATACGCATTGTTTCCAGGCAATTATTATATGCATAACGAAGGTTCAACCCGTTTTTCTTTGTCGGATGATGAAGTAATGAATATATTGGCAGTAAAGGATACCATCGTAATCCAGTATGAAAATGAAGAGTTGGATACAATTTTGCCGGATATATTAGTCAATGAGTATGAACAATTTACGCCCATTTCGTATCATATGCTGAACAAGGGTATATTAGGAGATAAATATGAAATTGAGAATCAAGATAAGTATATGGTATTATAAACTATATTCTATAAAACCCATGTAAGTAAAAAGATAATTATTTATTTCTTAAATAATTATATATGTCTAAAATAACTGGAATAGGTATTGCCTTATTATTAGTTATATGTGTGCCAAAAATATTAAGTTTTTACGATATATCGTTGAGCGCTTATGGACCATATCTAGCCTTCCTAGTATTTATTGTAATATTGGCTTTCATATTGCCACATAATTTCTTAGTAACGGTTGATACCGTTGCGAATGCTGCGAAAAATATTAGTGAAGGGTCAGATGCTAGTGCTGCTACTAATACTGATACAAGTAATGCTACTGCGAATGCTGAAGGACAAGGAGTTGAAGAACCTATGAATCCCAGTAATATAATTGTAAGAGAAGAAGGCGGCGGATTTGAAGGAGAAGAAGAATTTGAAGGAATAAGACAAGGAAGACAAGGAAGACAAGGAGGATTTGAAGTAACTGGAGGAGGAAATAGTAGTCAACAATATAACAATAATAACAATAATAATAACTACTCGGGAAGTGGAATGTCACCGGTAGACATGAGTAATTTGTATGATTCAATATCATCTAATAGAAATAGACATAGTAGTCGTTTTTAAACAGGCAACTCGACATTCGCCATAGCGAAACGCTGGGTTTCCTTATCAAGCTCATCGAGTATGACCATGAGCGTTTTCACATCAATCTTATCCTTTAGGTTATCAACGAGTTCACTAGTAATCGCATCACGACCCTTTTCCTTTAAAAACTCGGCCTTAAATGCGCTAACGTGCTGCTTCAGTCTTGCGTCCTTTTGAGCCTTCAAATTCTTCTTTTTAATTAAATTGTCTTGACTAGACCATTGGTTTCTAAACGCTTCAGTTGACGTCAACTTATCACATATTTCAGGTTTAATAATTTCATCAAATTCAAGACTATTTTTGAATTTTGTCTTGAATTCGTTAATAATTTCATCCGGAATATTGGGACTAGTCTCCATAAGTCGGTCAAATTCTTCTTTACACATTTTGAGCATCTGATTAACATGCATTCTTTCATCCGGATGCCTTGCCAACTCAATCTTAATATTTCTGTAAAACTTATCCCAAGCAATACCGGAGACACGATGTGCCTCATTCAATTGTGTAATCTTCAAGAATTGCTGGATTGTTGTAATAATACCTGCTAAAATATTGAATCCACCTACAATCATCACAAAATACCCTTGATACGCAGCAGGCACACGGTCTTGCGCAAAATTGGCAGTTCCAGTAAGTGTCGAAATTACAATAACAGGGATGGTATAGTTATAGTTAAGTTTACTGTATAAAGCATGAGCTCTAGAATGTAGCCAACGAAAGCACATTGCCTTATCAGCCCATTCAATCAATATATCTTCATGTTCGATCGTCCATTCAATCTCAAGTAATGCTTCCACGGGCTGTTCGCCATTTCCATTACTATTTGAGTTACCGTTTCCATTTCCATTTGTATTCGCGTTTCCATTTCCATTTCCATTTCCATTTGTAGTATACGAACTCATTTATATATTTTACAAATAAAATAAAATATTTTGTTTTAATATGGAGGCAAAACTAAATAAAATAAAGCACAATTTCGTAAAAATAAAGGATATACGCCTAGCAGTTATGAATATTTTTTCAACATTAGAAGTTAAAATTACTAAATTGAAGGGTTTAACTAATGATTTTATCCAACATAATCACGACACATTGTTTGTATTTGGTCTAGATTCATTTAAATTTCAAAGCAAAATGATTGATATCGAATACATTGATATGCAAAAGTATTTTTTGGCTTTAAATAATCGTATGTATTGCGAATATTACAAGCTTTACAAGATAGTTTCAGAATACATTGAACAAAATATTGGAATCGCTCAAAACAAAACATTTGAAATGATAAAATCCAATAGTAAATTTCCGATTTACAAAGATTTAGAGCCATATAAGCAATATAATTTTGAAACAATTGAAGAAGTACACAAAACCATAATATCGCTTTTAACAACGATTTATGAATATATTGTTCTAAAGGAGGCTGAATTGGACGCATTTAAAATGAAGCAATATTCGGGTTTCAATATTAACAATTTCGTAAACACGTTTGATTATAACATCATAATTGTGAAACAGAAGTTAACATTGTTTATGTCTTATTTGGAGTTTTTTCATAATATTCATACAAAACATTTCAAACGGTTTTCGAAGAAAATGAAACTGATGGATGATTATATAAATGACGATATCCAGTTTGATGATAGTCCTCGTCGGAAAAATTCCAACGATTTTGATGATACGTCGTCGGAAGGCGGGTCTTCTACTGGAGGTGGAGGAGGAGCATCGGTATCAGACCCTATCCAAAAACCAGCGCCAGCAGTTCCTAGGAAAAGTTTTTTGAAAAAGAGCGTTGATTCAGTAATCAATGGACTAAAGGCATTTGGTCATAAACCGAAGACTGTTGTAGACCTAACAAATAATGTTAATTTGTCTATTTCTGAAACGTCCAGTGAATTACCGGAAGCAGAAGCGGAAGCAATTGTAGCCGATTTAAGTGAAGTAAATATTGCCACAATTACTCGCGAAAGAAGTGAAACTATTAGCAAACAATTGAATGAAGACCCAAAAATGGTATCTAAAATGTTTGATGAACTAACAAAAACATTTGATGAAGATGAAAAAGCTTCGGTTAAGAGCACGTCGACTAAGGGGTCTAGAAAAAGCACTGGGTCAAAAAAGAGTGCTGTTAAGGAGCCAAATACAAACGAAGTAGCATCTCAAGAAGAAGCAACTAAAGAACAAAATACAAATGAAGCGGCAACAGAAGAAGCAGCTGTGGATGAAGAACCTGAAGTAAAAAACCCTTCAAATAATGCCACAAACAAAAAGAAGAAGAAGGGCAAAAAGAAATAACATAATCGGCTTTAAGTTGTTTCGGAATATATATAAAAAAATTGAACTAAAGATTGGCCAGTATATTATAATTATAAAATAATATAAAGACAAAATGGAGCGAAGAATCAATAAACGAATTAGTGAATATGTTACAGATTTCAAGGAAGAAATAAAGACTAAGGC